TCTTTTGATAAGTATACTATACCACCAAACCATGTGTCAAGGTCTTGGTGTATCCAACCTTGATTTCTTTTATCCCATTGGTCATCTGAAAAAGGTTTTATCTTTTGAAAATGAGCTTGCAGTTCCCAATAAGAAGGATGTGTGTCATGAAATAAGTGATGTATCTTCTGACCAAAATAATTAAAAAATCTTTCGTTTTCTATGTGAAGTTGTTTTGTTCTTGTACCAGGCCAGTTTCCTGTATCTGGTTGATACCATTTTAATTCTTCTGCTAACTCAACGATTTTATCAGGATCATCAAAGAAATCATCTACGATGGTTACAGGATATGTCATGCATTATTGATTTTTATTTCTACGTTTTCCTTAATTGTATTATAGTCTGAATGACCTGTTTTGTCATCTGTATGAAATACTTGATCATATCCAGACTTAGTTAGAATCTTATTCTTGATTTCCAACTGACGTTTCTCTTTCTGTATTCTCCTCAAGAATGCATAGTATATAATCTGAGTAAAATAAGCAAAAGGGTTCTTAGATTTTTCTGGATTGAAGTTCTCAATGTATTGTACACAATTTTCTATGCCATCACATATCATGTCCTCTCGGAACATGTAGTTGACAAAGTTTGGTTTATATGATAAGTGTGTAGCAATCTTTAAAAAACATTCACCGATGTAATTACTGATCGGTGGTCGGGGGTTACCCGCTTCTTTCGCTCTAGCACACTGTGCCTTAAAGACAACGAGTGCTTCTAAGAATTCTTTATTGTTTACATAATGCTCACTCTGTACCCTCTTTCTAACTGCCATGTTATTGTTTCTTTGTTTACATTTTATACAATTTTTAGTTAAAAGTCAAGGGGGGCTTGACAAAGGGTTGTAAAGTATGTACAATACGAGTGTACGAGTTCAAGACAACTTATATACCAAATAGCTTATCTAAGTTAACTCTAGCTTCCTCTACGGTACTTAAGCGTCCTTGACCATTCATAAGGTCACCGCCTAATTTCCTTAGAGACATGGCATAGAAGATCTGTACCTCTGTGTCTACTTCTACGATAGTTATAATTTTATCTTTAGGTATAATAAATTCTTCCTCCTTAGAAAATTTCATCCAAGGTTGTACTTTTGCACCAACTACTTTATTTGGCAGAGTGATCTCTTCTACCTGTATTGGATTTTCTACTATCAGATAATCTCCGTTGACATCCTGTACATGTGTCACCATAGAAAGTATCTCTTCTCCAGAGACTAATTTCAAAGCCGCGAGAAAATCTGGTTTCTGTATATCTTTATCTGATTCTGACATCTATAAACTCATAGTTAAAGTTTTCTTCGTTGTATATTTTTACCCTTTCAATAAGATGATTTAGTGTATAGTTTCTTTTAGACCCTTTGGATATGTCGTCAGCAATATCATACAAGACTGCTTTAGTCTTGTGATCTCCCTTTCTAAGAACTCTACCTATTGATTGCAAATTCCTTATCTTGCTTTTTGAAGGCGATGCAAAGACAACGTTATGTAGATTCCTAATATTAATACCAGTGCTAAAAGTCCCATACGATGCAACTATGATACTGTCATGTGTAGTTTCGGCAATCTGTCTTGCCTTTTCTCTATCCTCGGTATCGACCCCTCCATGGACAAGGAAGACCAAACGATCTTCTCCTACCTTATTATTTATCATCTCAAAAAGGGGCATGCCATGCCGTTCAACGTAGTTGAACAGGACGAGAGTGTTACCAGACAGGTCACATACCAGATTGCGTATGAATTTATTTCTACCTTCATGCTCTACGAGGTAGTCCATCTCATCTTGATAGTTATCAAAGTTATTAGAATCATGTTTCAGTATAAGGACTTTGATTTCAAATTCAGAGAGATGTCCTTCTTTAATAAGGGTTTCTGTCTTAGTAACTTTGTTGACACTTCCAAATACACCTTCGAGAACAAGGCGGTTTGTTTGTGTACCATCTAGTGTACCTGTAAAACCAACGCGGTATTTGCAGTCATACAGTTTGTTCATGATACTGGTCAATGACTTTGCTTTGAATAGATGTGCTTCGTCACCTATGATAGCACCAAACCTTTCAAAGTAAACTTTAGGTAACTTATATACTGACTGCCATGTGGTTATAATAATATCTTTATCAGATCTAGGGTCAGTGCCTGCATATACCTTATGGCAATGATGCTTTGCGTTCCAACCATAGTCTTGAAAGTCCTTGTACATCTGCTCTACTAGTGATGTAGTCGGAACTACTATAAGTGTTTGTAATTTTTTTGCTGTCCAGAATCTAGACAGTGCATATATCATTAAGGATTTTCCAGAACCTGTAGGTGATAGTAATAGTTTACGTTTATTGCGTAATGCTTCGTAGATACCTTTGTACTGATAATCCCTGACCTTATGTGGTAACTGTAGATTTTTTACAAATTCTCCGACTCCTTCTGGTGTAATGAGTTCATCCACTTCTGATGGAAGTCCGTAAAATTCGTTGTCCCTATGTATGACCTCGTACCCTTTCTCTTCGCAAAACGCAATAATGTAAGGGAGAAGACCAACATAAATCTCGCCTGTACCTGGTGAGAATAGTTTAATTTTCCCATCCCAATACCTCTTCTTGTAAGCTGACATGAACTTTGCTTGAGGCACCTCAAAAGTAAACTCATCTGCTAACTCGTAACCTACATGAGGTTCGCATTCTACAGTGAGATATACTTCATTCTTCTTCTGAATGTATACATTAGATTTCATAACCTTTCAAAAATTTCGCGAACTCAATCGCATTCTTTATATAAAATGATCGGTTATTAATCGCTTGCATGATAGCTTTTAATGCCTCAACCATCTGGTTATAGTACTTCAGTTTAAGAACGGATCTCATATATTCTTCATCAGATTCCAGATATATGGGTACATCTGTTTTGAGAAGTTTAAGGTGAAAAGGTCTTTCCGATTTACCTGTATAGTACTCCCACCTGTTACGGTAGGTTCGCTTTACATCTAACTCTGCCTGATCCCGAAGGGTAGTGAAGTTATTGTAAAGTCTTAAATATTTAGCATGTAATTTGGGGATCGCTAGAGAATCATGGTCTAATTTTTCATCATCTAGTTGTGAGTCTTTCTCCCACATTTCATTCAATGTTTCTAGATTCATACTTTAACTGAATTTTTATCTGTGATCTCGTATATAGTATACTTGAAATTCACCTGTGCTGTAAAGTAATTGATGTCAGTTGCTGATGCATCAAACTCAAGTGTACTTAAACTGGTAGGAAATATGTTAAAAAAATTGACTGTTGATATTGCATTGTAGTTACTATTCAGAACCAACAAACGAGCATCACTCATTTGTTTATCAAAATCATCTGGTCTACCTTTTTCATCTACAGTATCAAGATACTCGTAGAATTGTTTTTGGTGTTTAGGGTTTGTAAGTCCTCTTAACCACTTGTAGATTTCATAGTAATTATCTAAATCTTCATTGACTAGAAAACTTAGATTCAAATCACCAAATGTCATCTTATCGCCAGGTATTGTATAATCTTTGATAGGAGTTTGGATTTCTTTTGTACCAATTTCTACAGGAGGTATGGATGCAGATTGACAAAAGTAATCTACATTGGGAGTTCTACCAATTACAAACTTAAAACCAACGGGAGATAAAAAGTTTTTATTTGAAGGACTGAATAGTGTAGTTTCCATTAGTTAAACACAGGTCTCCATAGGTATTTAGAGACATAAAAAAAGAGGGTCTTGCAACCCTCAATTTTATTTTCAGTGCATTGTTCTAGTCGAATACGTTTTTACACATTGATTTGCATGATGCGGGTAAGTCGGCACATTCAATTAAACAGTCAAAGTAATCGTCGATCTTTTGTAGTTCGCTATCGTAAGCTGCAGATTGTAGATTTTTGTCGGTCATATTCCAACCGCCTAACTGGTTGTGCGATATCTTATTGTGCATACATGTCCTCCTTTTTTTATCCCATAATATAGTGGTTTGGGTTCATCTTGTTTCCTCCAATCCTACTATTATGTAGGAAAAAAAGCAAGCAAATTTAATAAAAATTTAACAAAAAGAAATGCCTACGTATAATTGCTCACATAAAAAAGAGACCCATGATAGGGTCTCTTTGAGAAGTATGTAATGTCTGATTACATGAGGTTAGCAACTCTAACTCTTCTGTAGTATGCATTAGCACCAATGTTTGATGAATGCTGTGGATCAGAGTTTGAAAGTTGAGCAAGTCCCTTAGCAAATGGGTTAAGAACCATTCCGTAACGAGTCTTAAACCCG